TTCTCTAGCATACTTGTGAAGTGGTATCCCCTCCCTCTTCTCAAATATCTGCGCCCAAGTAAGCACTTCCCCCCGTACATTCAATGTCTTGTACTGGTTCAGCCAACAGTACCTAGCAAAGTGTAGCCTCCTCTGGGAAGCCCACTCCTCCTCCTGTTCCTTAGATGGATTTAGCAAGTTGGTCTATCCTCAAGTTGTGCATATCAACTAAAGTTATAAATCCGTTTGAGTTATCCTTATCTCCTTTGACCATTGGTTTGGATTTGAGCCAATACTTATCTGCATCCATGTATCCACATAACCAAATGTTCTTTAGACCGTAGTAAGAGCCTTTGTATTTCCTGTCAAACTCCATGCTTATAAAGGCATACAAGTCAGGATGTTGATGCTTGCTGGTCTTGGCTACGGATACCTCGTATAACGCTCTGGGAGCGACTGTACGGCGTTTAGTTTTAACCTCTATACGTTTACCCTTGTGGATAATATCGTACTCCCGGTGATCTTGTACGTCTGCTGAGAGGTGATTGGCTAGGGCAATCTCACCTAATCTTCCGGCAAGATTACCCGCACCTTTTGTAATAGAATTCTTAATGCCGCCAAGATCATTTGCCCATTGCAATGCTTGGTCTATCATTTCCTGATTGAATTTTATTGATTGCATCTGTAATGGTTCCTATGTTCCAGCATTTAAATAGTTCTGTGCCGCAATTTTTATGACCAAGATTTCTCATATTGTGTTCACTGAGTAATGCGTGTATTTCTTTTTCCGCTTTAAGAGCATCCTCAAACCAATACTTTTCTTCAAGGTCATAACAACCCCATGTCCTAGCCTGATCCAATCTCTTTTGAATGCCATCAGGATAAGTCTTGCCAACCTTAAACAACCAAGGTGTTTCGGTATTTCTAAAAACGTAAACCCACCCTTGGGGAATTTTCTCACCCTCAACGTGTACAGTTTCTCGTTTGGTCATAGGCTTTGACGGCCCATGCTCAGACTTAAACCGTGGGGTAATGTCTACCACTTTGTCGTTGATTTTCCACTCAACATTATTAGCCTTATTGTTAGTAACCCAATCAATAGATTGGCTATCTAATTTAGCCTTATCTTTGCACTCTTTCCAGTGTTCGTCATTTCTTCGATCCTTTGCCATCCCACCGTAATACTCTTTGGTTTTACTGGTAATCCAATCCATTTTCAGTTGGTTAGTTTCAGGGTGACGGGGTCTGATTCGGTTGTAGTAAGTCTTGCACCTGCGGCATTTATCCTGAAGACCAACCTCGTTGGATTTATGGGAGCCAAACTCACCCACAGGAACCATGTGGTCAGGATAGTCATCCAAACATTCCCAATGCCCCATGTAACCACTACATCTTTTTACGTTCATCTATCCACTCCATAATACATTTGTCTAGTTCCTCTTTAGTTTTAAAGTGTCTGTTGTCTACATGAAGGTAGGTTAGATTGTCATCGCTGACAAGGAAACTCCACCCATTATGATTCCTGCTTCTCTCTAATCTTAAACCCTTAAACCTTGCTAAGTTAAACGCTGATCCCTTGCCCCACTCAATGGACATCCGGGCCTCTCAGTTCTGGTGAGAACCCAATAACATTACCACCAGCATCCTGACTGAGCGTTCTTTTAAAAGCCCTCCACATATACTCATGTGTTGCATACTCAGACTGTTGAGCGCACCCCTCAATCAACGCGCACATCTCATCCTTGTCAAACAATTCGTGTTCCATCCCGTCAGTCATCAACTCCAATGCTGAATCGAAATGGAACACAATCATTGCCGGTATACTCATCTAAGTTCTTTCATCCTTCTGTGCAATGTAAGCGCCGCTAGAAAGGCTTGAAAGTTTTCTTCGATTGCTGTTGATCTGACTGCCTCAAACTTCCCTGTCGCTTTGTCGCATCTGAGAATGTAGGTAGCATCCACTGGAATTCCATGAATGTCCTCCACTGCTTTCGCATACGCCGCAACCTGTAGATGGTACTCAGGATAAACCGCTTTACTAGTCTTCCAATCAATAACACAGTACTCTCCATTAATAATAGCCCTAGCATCAACTGTTCCCGCATATCTATATTTCCTATTAAATAGTTTTTCCTCTGAGGATTTCCACTCAACCACGTTCTGACTAACCCAATCTTTAAATGCCTCGATAGAGTTTACAGCCTCCTCCTGCTTAGGCATCTTGGGTATCTCGCCACCTTCCAACTTCCAGTTGATGGCCTCCTCTACCCAATTGTGTGTGATGTTGCCTATGTTAATCGCGTCGTGAGACTTGCTACGATAGGCAGACTTCATGCCTTTGATAAGAGGCTCAATAGCCATGCGTGATTTATAAACCTTAGTCTTCTTGGATGAAGAGTCCTCGTCAAAGAAGAAGTTCTTCTCCAACCAGTTAGCCCCAACCTTTAAAGCCCAAGGAACAAGAGCGGGTTTAGAAATAATATCCAGTACCTTTGTGGCGCTTGGAATTATCTCATCCCCCACCTTGTATGAGTGGAGTTTACTGTCGAATAACATCTCGACAGTATCCCCATCGTGGTAGTTAAGTTTCAAAACGGGACTTCAGACGAAACGCTGTTAGACGCCTTACTTCCCGCACCATTATACGGCTCCTCAACGCGGCCAGAATACCTCAGTTTACCTGAGTTCTTCTCCCACAAAGAGACACGCTTCTTCTCACCATCTATCCAAGCGTAGCCAGTTAAGTCAGGGCGATTCTCATTCCCCTCCTTATCGTTTACAAACAATGATACATCTCCATCTTTTTCTTTGTAGTCACTCATATAAATCTCCTATAAGATTTTGTGTTCCAATCGTCTATTTGCTTGCTCAGTACGCCACACTTCAACCTTCAACTCTGCGACCTTGAGCCTCCAACGTAGACACTCTTCGTTTTCGATAGCAACCGCGATACCTTCTATTGTTTTGGTAACTTCCGGTTGCATCGAAACCCAATTCTCCTTGTCTGCTACAGTCTTGCCTACGGCCCTACTGTATAACACTGAGCGTTGAGTTCTTTTGTACTCCGTTAATTGGTACGTTTCGGCCTTGGCCTTTGCGTACTGCGGAGCAACTTGTTCTATCTCTGTGAGGTATCCCTCGACTTCGCCTTCTATATTCATATCGTTATTATACCATCTTTAAATGCTTTGTCAAGCGTTCTCAAAATAAAATATGGTTGCCAGTTCATCAACTCTGCATCCCCGGAATGTATCTGCGTATGACACTTGAAACAAAGGGGCATCGTGAGCCAGTCACTCGCCTTATACCCTGCTCCTCCAGAAAGGGGAGAGTACCTACCTTTAAGGTGGTGCGCCACTACAGTCCCGTCAGTAGCCTTACATTCGCTACAGGGGAGGGTGGACACCCACTTAAGGTAAGGCTTGCTCTTGATCCTCTTGTTTTTACTTAAATCCCGCATACACCACTCAAGCATTGCTCTTCACTGTTGTCCTCATAGACCACACCACGCTTGCTGTGAGCCTCCTCATAAGGTACTGAGGTTATAGGCTGACCACCCCTAGCGCCATCAGGATACACCGTCAGACCCCTCAATCCGGGGGCGTAGTTAGCGATGATCTTCTGAAAGTCCACCACAGTATCTTCATTGTTTGACTCTGTTCCCCAAGCGGGAAGGTTTAACGTGGAACTAATAGCATGGTCTACATTCTTCTGTAGTTCATACTGAAACTTCACCCTACGTTCAGGATCAAAGGCTAAGTCTACAGCAGACTCAATCTTATCTGGTTTTATTCCTGAGTCAATGAGTTCTTGGGCCGTACCGTCAACGACAAACTGATGTTTCCACCTCGTTCCATCTGCAAGGTAGCGTCTGCGGTATGCCACGGCGTAGATTGGCTCCACGCCAGAGGTTGTTCCGGCGAGAATGCTAATTGTCCCTGTTGGAGCGATTGCTCTGTAGCCTTTAGGACGGTTGAGAAAAAGTCTGTCGCAATGAGCGTCAGCGGATCGTTTGCTTTCTCGTTCATAAGTTTTCATCCATTGTTTAAGTTCATCTACCATCTCGTACTTATAGCCACGCTTGAGTAACCATTCGTGCATACCCATAAGCCCAAGTCCGATACGACTATTCTTCTGCCTTACTTCTTCCACCTTTTCGTAAGGTAGTTGCGCCCTGATAAGTCCACATACAAGGAACTTACTCGCAAGCCCAACGACCTCACCGAATTCCTCAATAGAATTAATGTTTGCAAGATTGACAGAACCAAGATTACATACGTCACTGTCATCTTCACTCGTAATTTCTGTACACGCATTGCGTAGTGTTTCATTTTCTTTCTCACCAAAGTTAAAACTAAATCCCGGCTCACCTGTCATCATAGCCTGACGTACATTCTTAATAAAGATGGGATCAGAACCCCGCGCTGGAGTGTTGAGCCACGCATCGTCATAGTTAAGACTGACGTTCATCATATCTAATGGGGCAGGGAAGTTAAAGTCTGCCTGTTTAAGAGCAGACAGGGTAGTATCCCCGGCTTTCATATTGTGCCAGTTCTTAGCCTCCAGAAGATTAGAAGAATCCTCATGTTGCCAGTTCATACAGCCATACAGGGCAGACCTCCGACTGCCACCCTGCATGACATTTCTGCCGACCTCATTCAAGGTGTGCAGAAGGGGGATGGGGCCGGAGGCAACCCCACCTGTGCGCCTTAGTTGTCTGCCTGACGGCCTTGCGATGGAGACATCTACTCCAATGCCACCACCCGTCATTAAGCAGGACATTGCTCTCTGCGTCACACCAGCCCACTCCTCTCTTGAGTCCTCCTCAAGCCTTAGAAGGTAACAGTTGTTGTAGAACCTAGCCTCTCTCCCTGCGTACCACAGGTATCGGCCACCGGGCATAAACTTAAAGTCAGATATGTACTGAACCAGTTGATCTTGGTCAGACTTGGACATCAGGTTATTCTTCTTACCATCGTATGTCCCGCATACATTGTTGACTACGGTGTGTGCTTTGTCCTCCCAAGATTCATAAGGGTTGCTTGCGTACTTCTGCTTAAAAATAGTTTCGCCTAGTTCAGTTCTAAATTTCATTATATCTGTATTCCCCGCATACTTTGTTCTCCCAATCCCAAGACGGCCCAACCTTTGTCATCTTGGCGTTCTCTTTTTCCCTCTCATAATGCCAAGCCTTATTAGAAAAGTCCTGATAGGTAGAGTAGAACACATCCCCATCACATTCCGCAAACTCTTGGGCAAACTTTACAGCCTGTTCAGCCAATGCTCGTCTTGCTTGGTCTAACTGCAACTCATCATACTGCTTCTCTTTCTTGTTCTTAGAGCGCACTTTCATATTCTTTTCTCCATTTGTCTATGTCTTTGTTGTGACGTTCTGCCATCAGTTTGTCATAACCCTCTGGCGTAGCCCACTCTGCTGGTTGACGGTTTGAATCAAAGGCGGAAGGGTAGTAGAGATAGCGTCCAATTCCCCAAAGGACTCCGGCTCTCTTCAGGGCATCACTAATGCCCCCTTTG